GGGCAATTCGTTGCTGTTCATTCCTGACTACTGCTAACTGCTTCTCACGCTGGCTCTGTTCAGCTACCGCTACCGCATAACCGATAGGGTCTGTTTCCTTTAAAACTTCTAAGTCCACACCCTGATGCTGCTGCGTAAGGAAGCTATCCAACGCTTGCAACTTCTGGGCGTATGCCTGTCGCTCTTGTTTAACATACTCTAAGTGACCACGTTCAGCTTCAATTGCCTTACGTTGTTCAGCTAGAGCCTGAGACTTTTTAGTGTAGTCCGTACCTTGTTGATAACCTTTGATAAGTTCATCAAGTTCTACCTCAACTTCCTCACCAGATGCCTTGACTTTATATCTAGGCTTTGGCTCATCAGATTCCTCTGAATACTCAACTTCATCAGTCTCTTGTTGGTACTCTGGTTGACCTTCGGTTTGGCTGTTGTCAGCTTCCTCAGAATCACCCATCATGCCCTCAAACGCTGAAGCGGCTTGGTTTACATCTAGGCTTTCACTCCCATTAGGGTTGGTGTTTTCCATTTGTCATCTCAATAATCGCCAGAAACCTTCTGGACGGAGGGTAGGGTAAACCCTACAGAATCTTCCACTTCTTCTCTTTAATCACAGTTTCCGAGGCTAAACCTTCTAGGTGTCCTGTAATCAATTCAATAGACTTAATGTGATGATAAGCATCCTCACGCTTACCTAACTCATCAGCATTTGTGTTAATTATCACACTAATCTGTTGTTTTTTCAAGTTATCTATGACTTCTTTGAAAAAGTCATCATTTAATAGGTTTTTAGCCCATTGTGCGAGTAGGTGTTTGTCCATACTGATTCTGTATCCCAGAAATAATGTCGTTAATACTTAGGCTACTTGCTGATGGCATACCTTGCCTACTACCCAAGATGCTCATCAAATCGTTGTAACTTAGGTTTGATGGCTGTGAATACTGTACTGGCTCTGGCACTTTGCCATAGTTTGCATTTAAGAAGTCCTCAAACTGCGTACCCTTTAACAAGTTTTGAGTGCCAAAGTTAATTGGTGTTAGTGGCGTAAATGGCGCAACAGTTGGTTTAGGAGGTGTCTTCCAATCTGCTGGAATAGGAACAATATCAAAACCAGTTGGTGTAGTTGTTTTAGGAGTTACAGCAGTTGCAACAATGGCAGGTACTGCAATAGGCGCAAGCGTTTTAACAAGTTCTGTAATTGTTGGAGGAATAATAGGAGGAATAACAGTAGGAGTCGTAACTACAGGCGGTACAACAGGAGGTGCAGTAACAACAGGAGGAGTGACAACAGGAGGAGGAGTTACTACTGGAGGGGTTACTACAGGAGGCACAATTGGAGTAGGTGTAATAATTGGGGTTGTATTTACTGGAGTAAGTGTGGTTGGTGTAAATGCACCTGCACCCGCATTAAGAATTTCAGCATCAGTCGCCAATTTAGCGGCAACAGTCTCAGCAGTAATTGGTGCGCTTGTTAATAAACCACTGCCACCAGTTAAAGAACTTATTGTTGGAATTGTTGCGCCACCCACTAACGAAGCTCCACCAGTTGTTCCTCCTAAACCACCAAGAGCTATGTCATAGGCCGCCAACTGAGTTGCAGTCATTCCTGCCGTTCCTGCTCCCGCACCACCTAATGCTCCCGCACCACCAAACAATCCAGCACCATAACCCCCTGCTAAAGCAGCTATAACTACAGGGTCTGAGAGAGCCTCGCCTAGTCCCTCAATGAATGAACCTGCAACTTCTTGCTGTTGTGTGGTTTGCTGATACTGACCTGTTGGGTCATACCAGTTTACATTTCCACCAACTTGGTTTTCATCAGCTTTATAGGTAATGACATTCTCTAGTGCGCCTTGTTGGGCATCCATACCAGAACCACCATAACCATAAACAGGTTGGTAATAAGTTCCATCAATTAAGACCGCACTATTTGGATTTGCATCAAAAACACCAGAGTTTATTAAGTCTTGAATACTTGGGGCAGCCATGATTAACCTCTGATTTCTACGTTAGATGTAATGCCAGCACCAATCTTCATTGCTTTCAATTGTGCTTCTGCTTCAAACTCTTGTTGCTTCAATGCAAAGTAAGCCTGTTGTTTTTCACGCTCAAGTTGCAACTTAGCCATCTCTTTCTCACGCATCAATTGCATTTCAAGAGCAGCCTTTTGTTGTGCCATCTGCATATCAATCTGCATCTGCTGTTGTTGCATCTGCAAGTCAGCTTGTGCTTTAGCTTGGTTAGCTTGTATCTCAGCCTGAGTCTTAGCCATCAATGCCTGTAATTCTGGAGGCATCTGTTGCTCTTGTGGAGGAGGGTTACTCAACGCTTGGTCTTGCTCTGGCGTAATCGCTTTGTAGAACTCAGCACTATCTTTAAACCCTGCAATCTCTACCATGCGTCCTAAAGTGCCACGATACTGTGCAGGGGAAACGTAAGGGTTGGCAAGCCCATACTGACCAATTAACTGCTCTTGTTTAGCAAGAACCATAGACAACATAGCCATCTGCTCTTGTCTGTTACCTGCGCCTAAACCCACATTGATAGACACATCGTATTGGTTAGCCCATGTTCTAGGGTCAAACTCTACGAACTCTCCTCTCATACGCACCAAACGAGCCTTGTCTTGATATTTACATAACAAATGTAGTATGCCCTTAAACAAAGACTTAACGCCTGTCTCAGCAAAGATTCGAGCCATCAGTTCAATCTTACCTGCGCCAGCTTGTTGCATAGAAGCTACTGCTGCTGCCGTAACATTCTGTAAGACAGAGGGGTCTAAACCCTGTGAGGCATCAGATACACCAGTACGCTTAGACTGAACTGTGTCCAGATACTGAAGCATTGGGAACGCCTGTGCTGCTACATTCTGAACTGTTAATTGTTGAACAGCGTTCATAGACTTAACACGAATAACACCACCTGCTGTAGAGGTAAGCAAATCGTCTAAATTTGTCTGACCTTCAACTGCCAATACTCTGGCGTTGTTGGTGAGATAAAGGTTATCCAACATCTGACGAGTGATAGTAGTCTTGATTAACTGTAGGTCAACTGTTCTGTCAGCAAGTGAGTTACCAAAAAATTTATGTGGGATTGGTATAGGACAGATTGAGTGGAAAGGAACGTAGTCCACTTCCTCAACCATTTCCTTACCCTTCTCATCCTCAAGAATCTCATTAGAAGCGTAGAACACTTGAACCAATGAAGCAATGCCTTTGCCATCTAAGTCAGTTTTGACATAGCACTCAAAGACTTCAATCTCTTGCATCGCAGGGTCATCTGTCTGCGTTTGGTAAGGTTGCTCACCTGCTGCATAACGAGCCACACGCTCTGGTGTGTACGCTAAAGCATCACCCATCTGCAAGCCTTCTACTTGCTTCTTGTTAAACCCCATAGCCATCAATGTGCTACGAGTCAACATCTGCCTGTGGGCTACGAAAGGGCTATCAGCAATAGTTCTAGCCTTCTTGCTAATCAGGAATTCTTCTGGGGGTACGTTCTCAATCGTTACCTTGCCTGACTTTTTCTTCTGTTGGACAACTACGTTATGAGTAGCACCCATCACAGGCATACCCATCGGGTCTATAACTGGCTGTCCCATTGGGTCAAATATTGGGAACTCTGTTGTATCTTGCTCGACAATCTCCATAGTCTCATCACTCATCAACATTGCTAACTCATCGTTAGTCAAGTCAAAGTAACGCTCTTTGGTTATGTCTTCCTTGTCTTCCCAATACGCTTTTAAGATGCCGTTCTTCTGTAAAAGTGCATCCTTGAACCAATCGTGCAGAATGGCTACGCCTTCGTTGTCTCTGGTAAATACCCAATTGCAGTAATCAGTAGCTTGCTTGGCAGAGGCTTCGTCCCTCGGGCCTTGTGGCTCAAAGACTACGATATTGTCTGAGCCTGTGAAGATACGAACTAAGCTAGGTAGCGCACCATCTATCGCTTCTGCCACTTCTCCAGTAACGATTTGAGACTTACCCTCAACCTCATTACCATATGGCTGTCTGAGATACGCTTCCAAAGCCAGTTTGCGCTGCTCAACAGTTTCGCTTTCAATAAATCCAATTGCATCGTCAATCTCTGCTTGGATTATCGACATTAACTCGTTCTGTGCCATGCTTGTCCTTTGGAGGTCTTCCAATTCTGGGTTTGTCCAATTTTAACTCATTTACCACATTTTCGAGCATTTCGATACGTTTTTCAAGTTCTTTTACTTTAGGTGCTAGATTTACACCTTGCATTTGCACATACATCAGACAATCCATTTCGGAGTTTGGTTAATCGGCTTAGACCATGTTGAATGACCTTCATCCAATCCAAGGGCTAAGTAACGGAAAGAATCAGAGCCATGACTTGACCAATCGTGTAGTGGTCTTTCATAGAATATCTTACGCTTCTCATCGTAGTCTCTGCGGTAGTTTCTCAGGCAGTTCAGTCCTGTTTGCACCTTTGGCACATTAAACCAGCACCTTGGCAACAACCTTCTTACCGCTTGGATGCCATCATCTAGTCCCATTCTGGGTGCAATCTTGACCTCTAGTCCTGATTCCTCAAGCATTTCCATTCTGCTCTTACCTGTGCCTAATTCCCTGACCCTAACGTCATGGGGAAGAATATGCTCTGATTTGAGATAGTCGTTGTCCTTAATCCACTTAACGTAGTGGTCTAGTCCAACTCCGTGATTCTCGTAGTAGTCCAACAATCTAACCTCAGTACCTACCAGTTGAGCCACCCAGATAGACGTAGAGTCACCCATTCCCAAGTCCCAAGCAGTAAATGTTCTGCTTAGTTCCTCTCTGGGAATCTCTTGCATATGCTTCTTGTCTTCTAACTCGTTGAGAATTTGCCCATAGTAAGAGCCTTCTACAGCAGCGTCAAAGCTACACTCAAACTCTTGGCGGTATTTATCCTCACCCATCTCGTTCTTAGCTTGCTTCAGTTCTGTGTCATCTACTACCCCTGTCTCTGAGGCTTTGAACTCTAGCAAGCCCCATCCATCCTCTTTCTCAGCCCTGTCTCGCAACTCTTTGAAGTGGTTGTGTCCTTTTGGCGTACCAATGAATAAGCACCAACCTTTTCTATCTGTCAGGGCTGGTCTAACAATATCAGTCCATATCTTAGGATTCTGGTCACCCACCTCATCAATGATTACCCCATCAAAGTATTGACCTCGCAGGGAATCAGGATTGTCTGAGCCATATAGCTGAATACGCCTACCCCAGAAGTCCACCCTCAGTTCTGAGATGTTGTTAGTACCGCCTAAAGGTTCAGTATATTTAACAAGATAGTCCCAAGCCACCCTCTTAGCTTGTCCGTAGGTAGGCGCAATGTAAGCGTATCTGGGTGTTTCTTTCTCGTTTAGCACCGCCTCACGGATTAAGTGGTTAAGTGCTGCAACAGTCTTACCAAACCTTCGATGTGCAACTACTACTGCAAAGCGTTTGCCTTCCAGTAACTCGTGAACCTTTAGTTGGTGTTCCCTTGGCTTATAGGGAATTTCGATTACTTCGCCCATGTAACGATGTGCTGAAGTGGTTGGTCTGAGTCGCCACTTATGGTTACTGAAGCCATATCAGGCATTGATTTACGCAATAGTATCTCAATAGCCTTCATCCTTGTAGGACTTAACTCCTCAGTTTCACCAAGTGCATGATTTTGCAAAACATTTAGTAATTGACTTACTTGAATTTTTTTGCGTACATCTTCCTGATGAAGTTTGTTTATTGGTCTTCCGACTTGTGCCATTTTGTTTGACTCCTCTAGGGTTGGTCAAGGTTAAGTAATACTTTATTCTAACAGACTTGTAATTTCTTTGCGCTTTTCTTCGTCTAGTAGGCTTGTTGCTGGTAGTAATGGAGTGGCAGCAAATAAGGGTTGACCCTTAGATGTTCCTTCTTTCATTTGAGGAGTAATGTCCAAATAACGGATTGTTTCTTTTGATGGACGCTGTGCAGGAATTCCACTTGCATCCCTAGCGTAATCTGTAGTTATCTGTGTCTCACCTACACTTGCACCATACTTTTTGCCGTACTTATCCAAAAACTTAGGATAAATATCGTCATAGTATTTCTTCATTCCTTCGCCACCAATGGTTAGGTCATCACCTTTAAGCACTCCAGATTCTTTTTCTGCAATCTGTTTTGCCATTGATTTACCTAAAACTTCTTCTACTGTTTTACCTCTCGCTTGACCATCAAGAAACTTTCCGTCTTTTACAGTTCCTGTAAATGCTAACTGTCCATTCTGAGATGCACTAATTGTTGTAATATCTTTACTTGGATACCCAGAGGAAAAAGCAATTTCGTCAACATTCTGGCGTAATTCATCTGCGAATCTTTCAATCTGACGCTTGCCAGTAGTCAATCCTATACGCTCATAGCCATTGTCGGCAGCGTACTTGGTTAGTCGCTTGAGTGCCAACTGATACCATGTTTCTTTAAATGGTGCGTCTGGAACAGCGTCTTTTGTATTTGCATATGCTGACTGTAACTTTTCGTATTTTGCAATTTCTTCTGGCTTAATGCCCTTCATCGTTCCATACATAGCAATATTTTGCGCTGGATTTAAATTATATTTATCAGCCAGTTCATTGGAATAATCAGCAAATTCTTGCTTGGCTTTTTCAATATCTTTAGTTGCATATCCTTTTTCCCTACCAGCTTGATGCCAATCAGATTGAATTTCCTCAACCAATAGCATTTTCTTACCATCAGCATCAATTCTGTCATTAACCCTCATGTGGGCTAAGATATTTGGCTCACTAAAATGAGATGAACGATATTCGGATGGAATTCGTGTTCGTTCATCTATAAGTAATTGCTCATACATTGCATTATCTTCTGGCGACCATTGAGTTCTTGGTGTATTACCACCATATTTTTTTCCAGCCACATTTAAAAATTCTTCCATTGATGTTTTAGAAGATGGCAATGTAAGCAATATTTCACGATAGTTCTCACCACCAGCCAATGTGTATTTACCAAATTTAGTAGGGGTTGATTCTGGAATCTTATATACAGCATCAGCTTGTGCATCACGCAGATTTTGCAAATCAGTTATTTGTTGTTGCAATTGCCTAGAATTTTCTTTTGGTCTTAATCCAGTTCTTGCTTTATTAAAAGCACCCATTGGGTCTAAATTATCAAGTAATGCGTCATCGTAATTTGTATAATTTTTTAATACTGTATTTGTTTCTGCGTCATAAACCACATATTCTGGCTTATCTATTCTTCTATACAAATCTTGAATCTCTGGCTCGTACTTATCAAAGATTTCTTTACGTTTAGCAATGCCTATTGGGTCTTCTGTTATTGGCGCACCAAGGGTAACTTCTTTAACATCTACACGATTGTTAGCTAAGAAGTCTTGAACTTCTTGCTTAGTAACATTAGGTTTGTCTTTTAGGAAGTCTTCCAATCCTGTGAATTGCAGTTCTTCCTTCTTAACATCAGGTGCTTTCATCAAGTCGTTAATGAAAGACTGACCAGTTCCCTTGTTTCTACCTAGATTTAATGCTGCTTGCTCAGTAGCGGAATAAAAACCAATGTCAGAAACTGGTGCTTGTGGCTTAGTCTGCAATAGGCTTTCAATAGGCTCTGCCCTAGCAGACAACAATCCTTGTTCTGGCGCAACAGCAAACAATGGCTGTGGAACTACCTTGCTCATCATGCTGTTAGGACGCTGACCCATCATCGTAGCAGCCAGTTCTTCGCCTACTACTTGTCCTACCTTTTGCACACCTCTAACGGCTGGCATTGGGTTTAGCGGAACAAATGATGCTGCTTGACCTGCTAACTGACCAACTCTTGACGTAGGTGCAAGTGGTAAATCTTTTAAGAACTTTTCTGTTGTGTAAGGAAACTGCGCTGGTGCTTCATAACTAACATTACCAAACATCTCTGTTGGGCTTGGTGACCTAAGTAAATTAGCCATGTCAGCAGGTAAACCTAACAAGCCAGCTAAACGTCCTCTAAGAACGTCAACAGGCAGATTAGCAGAATCAGCAGGGCTACCCTGTCTGCGCCTGTTTAACTGTGGATAAAATCCAAATGCTGCACCTAAATCTGCCATGATTAGTTACCATTTAACTTTGTTAGCCCAATAAGCAGCACTCATCTTGCCCTTGGCGATATTCTCTGCGTGACGAGCCTTAAACGCTTCGTTACGCTTCGTGCCATCAGGTGAGCCTTTAGCCCCTTGTTGACCAAAGCGGATTAGCTTTACATCCTCACCAGACTTAGCTAAAACAGCATGAGACTTAGTGGGATGGTTAGGAGTAGCTTTGGGCTTGTTATAGCCAGAAAACTGCTCAGAACCACGCTTAATCATTTTTTCTTAGCAGTCTTAGCTGCTTGTTTAAAAGCATCAGCAGTAGGCGCACCCTTGCTACCTACTTTACGCATACGCTCTGGGGTCTTCCCTGCTGCTTTCTGCGCCTCTATACGCTTCTTCTTTGCAGCGATATTTGCATACAAGCCCATCATTTTTTTGGCTTCTTTGCTTTGTTCTTTGCAGTACGCTCACCACGCTCAGGCATGGGCTTAGTCTTCTTCTGCATCAATTTCTGCATCATTTCCACCGCCTGTTGATTTGTCGTTCCCATCATATTCATCCTCGGTTATTGGCCCACCACTAATCCATGCCTCACAAGTTCTCTTGGAAGCACACTTAAAATCAAACACTTCGCAATAGCCTAAGTCGCCAGCGTCAATGACTTCCCAAGCATCCATCTCTGTGCCGTTCATCTCTAAGCCACTCTCAATGCAAGCAAGCATCTTAGGGGTTTGGATAAAAGCAGCGCAGTTACCGCAACGAGACTTTTTAGCCTGTGCAGGTGAAATTCTCCAAGCCTTAGAAATGTCACGCCAGTAATCAGCGTTTGGCTCATTGGGATTCATCGGGCCATAGTTCGCCTTGTCGATGGCTTTTTGGCGACACTCAAGATTGACTTCTACGTCACCTGTGGCAACTGGACACGCTTCGCCTTTTTTCTCTTGGCTTTGTATCTCAATCTCAATTTTTACGGAAGGTTCTAGTAAGCCACTCATAGCTATCCCTGTGAAGTTTGTGCTATTTTCTCACAAAAAAAGAGGGAACTCAATCCCTCTAAATACTCAATGGCAACTGAGTTAGCACATCCTACCTCAAAAGTTTGTCCAACGTCAAATTCAAAACATCCATCTCGCTTAACTTCATCACAGACCATATTCGGGCTAATCCGTGTATCCCATTGTGAGAACCCTGATGACAATCCTTGCACAAAGGAATACATAAGTATTGGTTATGCTGAACAATATGATGTGCATCGCTTGGCGGTGAAGCGTTACAGACCCCACAAGGCATTTCTTTAATCTTTGCCAAGTGGAGTCTTTCCCTGTTATTAGGTCTGTTGTTCATGTTTATCCATAAATTTTGAGGATTTTTTAAGATTTTTATACCAAGGCAAAATTTGTAAATTATCTTCTACATGAAGCCCGCTAACCTCTTTTCCTCTCAATGGGATGATGTGGTCAACATGAAACAAAACACCGCCACGGCTTAAAACTTTTGCTACATCATAAAACATCTTGATTTCAAAATGATTTGCCCACGCAGGTGTACGTTTCAATTTAGTTGCTCTGTACTTGACGTTTAACGCAACCCCAAGCGCAGGATTATTTTTCCTTCTCCGCTTTGCATATACCAAATGCTTTGACTGCAATTTGTTGTAAGAAGCCTTCTTGCTTTCAAGATACTGCTTCCTATTTAATAAATTGTATCGCTCGGTGTTAGCTTTATTGCACTCGGAACATAAGTAATCAGACGTAGTGCGATAACTTATATGCCCATTCTTGCAGGGAACACCAGTAAAGTAATGCTTTAAACCCTGTGCAAGTGCCTGTTTTCTTGTAATTATCATGGTCTGTTGTTCATGTAATTTCTATGATTACAGGGTTTAGCAGCAGACGAGCATATTCCAATGCTCTCTTTTCTGCGTTATCGCCAAGCACACATTTGCGGTAATTCCAACCAAACTCATACCATTTTTTGCTTTCAACAGTCCATGCGCCATCAGCGTCTTTTTTAATTCTTACTCTCATGTGTTCCTCGCAGGGCAATCTCTGCCTTGGTTGCAGTTGTTGTGGCAAGGAGGACAAGCCTTCATGCCCCTTACAAAAGAAGCAAAACTATGAGATGTATCACCAAACTTCATCCTGTCAAACTCTAAAGCAACTTCCTCAAGAGTGTCATTCCTGATTTTTTCTACTACTTCGTTAGCTTGACGCTTGCGCCAGCCAAACGCTTTTAAAAGTTCAGTCATGCTTGTCCCCTTGCTCGAATGGCGTTTGCAATGTTCATTGCCTCATTAACTTCTGCACCTTCTGGGTAACCTGTTTTTACCCAAAAATCAATTGCAATGTCTGCAACTTTTGCACACGCCTCACGCTCTTGTTGAGCAACTAGGGTAGCAAAGTGAATAATTATTGATTGAATGTAATCAACTTCACCATCAGAAAACCCAGCTTCTAATGCCATGCGTTTAATATTTTCTTCAGTCATATCAACCTTCGTAAGCAGCTATCTTGGCTTCGTCTGCTTCTTCTAAAATGTGCTTAGTAAGACGCATACAGCCCTCAATTTCTAATTCTTTAAACTGCTGGTCAGTAAAGATGCCCATGACGTTACGTCCTTCAAACCACACTTCATCAATGTTCTCGTTGTAAGTGCCTTCTTCGTCCTGCTCGTATTCCATCACGACAGTAACGATGACAGAACCTTCGCCTGTTGTTGTGTCAAATTCGTATTTCATTTTGTAGTCCTTAAAAGTACCCTTGCGAATTGCTTGGGCTGACGTAAGTATAGCAAACTAAACACAATATTTACTAGGTGTTTATACCTACTCTGTAGTTTTTACGCCAAGTCTTTCACTTGCTTGCTCAGAACGCCATATATCTGCTTTCATCTGGGCAGCCACCAGCATCCATTTGAGGGTTTCTTCCTTCTCGATTGCCACCATTAGCCCTCGGAGTAAGTCTGCATACTCAACATGGGCATAGGCTTCTCTCTCTTGAGATACAGCAGAATCAAACCCCATCTCTAAGGCTTGTTTCATCAGCAAGGCTTTTTTTGTTTTTAAAAAACACTCTAAGTAAATTCTTTGTGACTTAGCCTCACCAAACTTGCTTGCGTTTTCCATGATAAATTCAATGGCTTTATAGGGTGCTTTCATTTTCTTCCCTTATTAAAACTTCTACTTTTCCAACTTCTGCATAAACTTTAGTTACATGAAGATTTATTATCTGAGAATCATCCTTAAAGATAATCCCATTCATACCATCAATAATGGCTTTAGCAACATTATCTAAATCTGGCTTTTTAGTGTGTTTTGTCTCACCTGACAAACAAGCCTCACGTTTGCGTTTTGAGTAGGATTGAGGTACGGAGAACGAGATGTAAATAAAAACGCTTACAGAGCCTTCTAGGGTGCTTCCTGAGCCTTTTGCTTTTGTAGCAAGGAGGCGCACTTCATCTTCGTAGCTTTTTGTTTTGACAGGGGTGTAAGTTTGGACGTAGTTTCCTCGCTTGGCAAATCTTGGTCTTCCCTTGGCTACTGGTTCACCATAAACTGTAAACATTATCTGCATCATAAAAGCGTCCCATCTTTAATTCTGTTCATATATTCTCTTATTCTGTCTCTTGCGCCAATTCCATATATTCGTTCTGCTCTTTCTAATCTCGCTCTAATCAGGTTTGAGTTTTTACTTGATTCCCAAGAACGATATAGTTCACGAGCCTCTGCTTGCTCAAGGATTACTCTATCGCTAGGGTTTTCAATCGTCTTGCGTGAGTAAGTCACCAGTTAACTCCAATGCTTTGTTTATCAGGTGTAGTGGTGTAGGTACGCCTTCACGCACCTTGTCTAGCAGTCTCATGGCTTCAAAGTAGTTCATTCTTCAGGTGGCGTAAAAATGCCAGTCCATTTAACTGTTTGTTCTTTCATCAAGTCTGGCAGCAAATTAAACAAAACTTTTGTTTGTTCAGGTGAAATTAAGAATTGAGTTTCACGACCGCATTCAAAGCAATCTTGTTTAATAACAAAGTAACCGCAATCAGAAACATAAAATTCTGTTGGATATGAATCTTGTAAGCGCATTTTATTTCCTTAGTTCGGCTAATCTAGCTCTAATGTGGTCTGGCATTGGTGAGGCTTTTTTATTGTCAGCCTCAATCTTGGCAAGGGCAGGGTCAATTTGCACTTCAACTTTGATCCCGAATGATTCAGGAATCTCAGCCCCATCCCATCGTTGTTGGTTCAGATAGACCAAAGGTGCGGGAATAAAAGCACCATCGTCTTTTCTCCAAGCATCGGTTGTTTTCATCCACTCTATGTGCTTGATGATTTGGTCTGCACAAGTCTCGCAATAGTACTTTTTCCACTTTGCCAAACAAGCAGACTTACCACCTTTTCTGAACGACTTAGGCCATGCTGCCCAGAATAACTCAAACTTTTCCATCTTCTTGACTCCTATCAGGTTCGGGTTTTTTTACTTCAACAATCTCATATCTTCCACAACTTCGACAAGTCCAAGCCTCTCGGTTGTTTGTCAGTTGATGTTGTCCT